CAGCTGCGTTATAGCTTTGTTTCTGCAACAGTTTACGGTATTGCATGATTAAAGCCGTCAGTCTAATCATTGATTCGCTGTAATCAATCATTTGGTCAACCTTTCTATTTGTCGATTGCTTGCTTGTTCCGTTCGCCAGGCATCAAACCGCATCTGTGCGCTAGTCATGCGCCATTTAAGTAACTCGGCCTGCTCAGTTGCTGCCCCAATTGCATCGCAATGGGTTTGATATTTTGGGTTTGCGTATGCCTCACGCTCTTGTCCCCCAATGCTTGTTTCACCTGATTCTTTCATAAGAATAGCTTTTAAACTAGATTTAAACGCTTCCAACTGCGCTAGTTCACCCTTTGCTTTGGCATACGCTGGCGCATTGTCCCAAATGTACTCAATCGCAGGATGTGGGCTGTATTCACTCATGCCGTTCCCCAATGTCGTAGAACCAATCGTCACCAGCTGACCATTTACGTGTCCCGTCTACTGTCCAAATTGTTTTTGCTGCTTGAAAATCAGGGAATCTTGTTTCAGCAGGGATTAGCGACTGGTCATACCACAAGCATCGGTTATTTGGCTGTATTGCAAATTGCCCGTTTTCTAACTTGATAAAGTTAAAACTCTTGTGTTCTTCAGCTTGTTCCGTGAATCCAGTATCTACGTCCATATTGTCAGCGCAAAAATCAACCGTAAACAAGTAATTGCCAAAGTGCCATTCTTTGTCTTTACCAAGAAACTTCACACCAAGGTTACGCAAACCAATCTTTTCAATTATCGTAAACCGATACCCCATGCAATCCCAAAGTTGTAAAGTGTCAATTGGCAAATTGCCATGTTCTGTTTTCCAAACATAAGCATGGATAGGTAACTTGTCATATAAAGCACCGTAAGATGGCAACAATGATTCAATACGGAACACTTGCCCACGCAATGCTTTAATGCTCACCCAGATTGCAGCATCAAACTCGCCGTGACCTTTTTCAAAGTTATACAAAAACTCACGCCGCACAAAACACTTAATTGGCGGTAATGACGCAACAATATAACTCACTTGTCACCCCTTGCTCTGATTGCTGCGGCACATTCTTTTTGGCGCTTATACCAATCAGGGCCACCGTTGTACACATTTAACGCAGGGTGTACGTCCATTGACTCACACAACTTCGCACAAGCCTCACGCTCATCTGCTTGAATTTTGTAAAGAATTATTACTAGTTCGACTTGTTCTTGTTCGGTAATTAAGCCAGATTCAAGTATTTCAATTGCTCTTTGAATGTTCATTTGTGCGCCCTATAGAATTTGCTGCACCACTCGCATAGTCCATCAATTAAATTTGTCGTGACTTGCCCACAACAATCACAAATCGGTTCTTGTACTTTTTTTTTTAATCCCAGCCAACTCATCAACCTTTTTATGTGTCCCGTCCGTGTAAAAAAGTGTGTTTGCCATGCGTGTTGGGTATTTCATAAAATTCATGCTGCCAGACCGTATTGGTGGCGCAACTATCTTTAATGGTGGTCTATCAAACTTGCTTAATTTGTCTGTTTTGTTTTTCATGTTGTTTTGCTCAATTAAGTTAGCTTAACATATCTAGCGCAATTTTATAGCTTTTTATTTGGTATGGTGATATTTTTTCACCCCCAACATGGCGGTCACGAAGTTTCTTAGCCCATCTCTTATGGTCAATTTTGCCGTTTTCATCCTTTGGTGCTTTAAACGCTTTTGCAACGATTTCAGCCAACACACGGTCAACCAGTTCAATTGGTGCTTTTGAAGCGTCCAAAGCAATTGTGGTTGGCCTGGGTGCTTGTTTGCATAAACTCTTAAACTCAATTAGGTTTGGGCAACGGTCTGGTAGATTTTTTAATGCCCAACCAATAGCATTTAGGTTGTCAGAAAACATCCCAAGTTCATGCGCCCAGGCTGACTTCACTTCGTTTAACGGAATACCATTCCACTTATTTTTAAATTCAGAACCGTATGTCATAGACAAGCGATCAAACAAACGCTCAACAGCAGCAATTGATATTGTCATTTTTTTATCCTTAGTAAATTGTTTGTGGATTCCATTTCAAAAATATCTTTTTCAAATGTTGGCTTTCTACCAGTTGCGCTTTCAAACCACTCACGATTCTGCTTCACCCAAGGTTGTTCATTGTCTTTGCTTTCAGCTCGTTGCTTTCGTATCCAGTTGCGCCATGTGGCAAACCAATCAGCTTTGCGTTTGGCTTCAGAAATCCAATAATCTTTAAACCCGTCTGCAACTTGGTTGATATTAAGATCAGGTCTTTGCTCTTTTGCCCATATTGCCCATTCGTCAGGCAATTCCCAATCTTTCGATAACTGGCTAGTTTTTGTTTGGGCAGCTTTAGCTGCTAACTCTTTTAATGGTTCTTGTTTAGTGGTTAGTGGTTCTTGTTTAGGGTTATTTTGGGTTAGGCTTGGGTTAGGCTTGGGTATCCCATGGGTTTTTTTTGGCCTACCACCCTTGATTCCATTGAGTTTTTGCTTATCAAGAAACCCGTGATAATTAGCTATTTCAGCGTCTGCACGACGATTTATGTACCCGTTTTCGGTATGTTCAAAGAACTCGACAAGTATCGCTTTTACGATTCCTGCTTCAATTCTTAACCTACGGGAAACCCATGGGATATCGGTGGGTATTGGTGTTTCAGTGTCGTAATACATATCCAAAAGTCTGCGATATGTAATGTCCTCGATTGGGGACAAGTGCATCGTGTGCTTGTTGTAATCACCGATGTTGAATTGATAGTAGTGCATCTCAAACCTTAAAAAAAAGGCTTCACCTGAATACTCAACCCTTTTTTAAGGGGTCTGGTCGGGTAGGTGCAATAACCTACTGAGTATTCATGTGAAGCCTTATTGCTTAATCACCCCGACCAAGGGATGTATAAATTATCTACGATTTTCGTTTTTTACGCAACTCAGGCCAAATAATTGTAAAGTTGTCAGGGAAAGCGTTGCGTCGAGTCCACTTTCCATCCGACAGTCGCTCCAGTTCGCCAGCCATAAAAACTAGCTTGTCCATAGGGATACCGTTAGCTTTCCATTGGGATACCGCTGGCACACTCACGCCGCACAGCCTGGCAACCTTTGTTGTACCGCCTAAAGTTTGTATGATTTCTATGTTTTCCATGTAGCCATCTTAACATTTATTGTCAAAGAAACTCAACTATTTTTTTGTTATCGAGTTTTCCGCTTGCGTTATTTGTTTAGATACCTTAATATCTACCTACTGACATACCCGTCAGGATTACATACAGGTGCATAAATGAACGTTTACCAAGCAATTTCTGCAGTACAAAAAGACCTTTCTACACAAGGCATCTCAAAAGACCGTAAAAACACACAAGGCTCTGGATACGCTTTTAGAGGTATCGACGATGTGTATAACGCTCTTGCACCATTCTTAGCAAAGCATGGGTTGTGCATACTTCCTAGAGTCTTACATAGAGAATCAGTTGAGCGTCAAAGCAAAGCTGGTGGCGCATTGTTCTACATTACCGTTGAGGTCGAGTTTGACCTAGTTGCAGCTGACGGTAGCAAGCACACAATTAAAACGTTTGGCGAGGCTATGGATAGCGGTGACAAGGCCACGAACAAAGCCATGTCAGCGGCTTACAAATATGCTTGTATGCAATCCTTTTGCATCCCAACTGAAGGCGATAACGATGCTGACGCTCAAACGCACCAGGTTGCGCCAAAGGTTGAAAAGCCTAAAGGCATCGAACTGGATCACACAAAAGCATTGATGGCCTCGGCAGTCAATTACGAAAACTTAAAAGACATTTTTAAAGAGGCTTGGGTGTCTTGTCTTAAAGAACAGCAAATTCCGCTGAAAGCAGCATACGACGAATTTAAAGCAAACTGGGAGATTTAATAATGGCAAACGATCATAATCGCTGTGAGTTCATTGGCAGGCTAGGAAAAGATCCGGAATCACGTTACACAGCTGACGGTAATGCAATTTGCAATTTCTCTATTGCTGTCGGTTACAAGACTGCAACCAAAGAAACGACAGAATGGGTCAGGATCACGACTTTTGGCAAGTTGGCAGGAATATGTGCCGATTACTTAAAGAAAGGCTCACAGGTCTTTGTAGCGGGTCGTATGACTACTCGCAAGTGGGTCAACAAAGATGGCGTGGATCAATACACAACGGAGGTGGTTGCTGACCAAATGCAGATGCTCGGCGGCAAGTCTGATGAATCGCCAGCACCAAAAAAACCTGACGCATATCGGGCCATCAAAGAAGGCAATATTGTTTACCTTGAAGATGATGTGCCATTCTGATGAACAAGACTGAGGAAGCAATCCTAATATCTTGGCGGCTTCAACAGTGGTACGAGGGAATGGTGCTAGACCCTCGTGCCATGCAAGACCTACAGGATGCCATTGAGATGCTTAAAACATTAGCTAAACAGGTGAACAAATGAAAATGAGTCAACCCGCTTTTCCAACTAATTTAAACTCTAATACGGTTCTTGGCATGACATTGCGTGACTATTTTGCAACCGCAGCTTTAACCACACAAATGATGTATTCAGCAGATGAGATAGATTTAGAAATTGGTCAAGCTGTAGCTCAAATGGCATATAAAATTGCTGACGCAATGATGGAAGCACGAAAATGATTATTAAATCAGCAGATTCAGAGTCAGGGCAAAATTGCAAAATGTGTGGTGTTTTTAAATTGTTTTCCGAATATCACAAAAAGGATACAAAACTAGGGTTTAGGAAAGAATGCAAGGCTTGCCGATGTGCAAGACAACAAGCATATTCAAAAACACCCGCAGGGAAAAAAGTGCAAGTTATTGCCGATCAGAAAAGAAATCAAAAGTTTCCAGAACGCCGCAAAGCCAGAACTTTTGTGTCTGCTGCCATAAAAAAGGGTTTGATTACTCCGTTACCGTGTTTTGTTTGTGGTGATGTAGCAGAAGCGCATCATCCTGATTATTCCAATTATCTTGCTGTTTCATGGTTGTGCAAACCACACCACAAAGAGGTACATCAACAAAATGTTAATTAAAACAACTGAAAAAGAAAGCGGTCATTTTTATTCGGCAGACGGTAGCCCTGCTTACCGTGTTATTGGTAAAAATGGCAAAGAACGCAACACAACGGTTCGTGACGCACGGGAACGCAACCTTGTGCCATCGGTAACCACGGTGTTGGGATTGGTTGCCAAGCCTGGTCTAAACACTTGGTTGCAGCAACAAGTCTTACTGGCTGCGCTGACCTTGCCACGCATTGCTGGCGAAACGGAGGAAAACTGGTTAGAACGGGTTATGTCCGATTCTAAGTCGACGGGCCGTGACGCTATGGATCGTGGTACACAAATGCATGGCGTGTTAGAACGGTTTTATCGTGGCGAGCGTGACGATTATCCTCGTTACGTTGACCAGGTGGATGCTGCAATTCAAATTCACTTTGGGCAGGATCAACAATGGGAAGCAGAACGCTCGTTTGCCTATGAGGGGTTCGGTGGCAAAGTTGACTTGATTGCTGAGAACATCGTGATTGACTTTAAAAGCAAAGACAAGCTCGACAAGGTTGTGCCGTATCACGAACAACTGATGCAACTGGCAGCTTACCGTGTTGGCCTTGGCAAACCAACCGCTAGGTGCGCCAATGTGTTTTTTACAGCTGACGGTGATGTAAAACTGATTGAACATTCAGAGGAGGATTTAGCCTCTGCATGGGATTGTTTTCAATATTTATTAGCGTTCTATAAGCGTAAAAACAACCTATAATGAATTGCGGGGAAAGCTAGTGTCCCTCCACTCCTTGTTCGGCAAGTACCCGCACCCTTGTTGTAAAAACCACAAAAATTAAAAATAATTGCAAAAATTAGGGTTATCCCTCATACATATCTTGTTAAGTTGGCTTAATATCTAGTCATGGCAACAACGCCATATAACTAAATACAGGTGCATAAATGAATAACGAAATGTTCGGTTGTAACCCAGACAAATTTATCGAAAGCGTTAAAGATTCGATTACATACAAATTTAGCGGTGCATACATGGTTGCAATGGGTCTTATGTCAGACGCTCAAGAATTGATTGCAATGGATGCAAAAGAGCAAGCTCGTCAAACTTTGAATTTAGCAAAATACATTATTGGTGAAATTAGTGACGGTAATTTGATTGGTACTGTTCAGCGTTAATTAAACGGGGGCGCAAGCCCCCATTACATACAGGTGCAAAAATGAACAAAGTAACTAAAGACTTGATGAAATGGTTTCCGGTTTTGTCGGAAAGTAACGCTTTAAATGTTCACAACCAATTGATGATTGATGGCATTGACTTTTCAAGCATCAACAACAAAGAACTGAAAGCCGAAGCCAAGCGTGTCATTATTGAAATGTATGGAGAATAATAAAATGGATGATGACGAACGCTTCAACATATACACAAAAGACGCTAACGATGTGATGGATGTGATCCAGTTCAGCGGGATCGACAAAGACGGTCTGCATTGGTTGGATTGGTACAAACGTATTGAATCCGGTGACGCTATGTACAACATCGTAATGATTCTTGTGCGTAACCGCAAAGACCCAAAGTATGCAGAGTTAATCAACGAACTTGAAACTGACATTGAGGGATGGCTATGAGCAACTGGGGATCACAAGCAGATTATTCGCATCCAAACTGGACACTACGGACACAACGACAAATGAAAAGCTACTTGCGCTACACCAAGGCCGACCAACGGATTCCGCTAGAGGGTTGGGTGCTTG